AGCATGTTTACCCTAACCGAAAGGCTCACAATTAGTGCAGCTACAACAGACACCTTTGCAACTATTGACCTTGGGTCATATGTTGACGTTGGAGATCGTCAAGCTCTTCAAATTCATAGTGTTGACTTTGTTTACCAGGGAAGCAATGCAAATCAAAGCGCACCTGCAATGATGGGCGGTTCTGGACTTGTTACCGTTCAACTTACTGATCTAAACCGTGGCGGTCTTGTGTTTGCTAATGATCGTGCCCTGGTTGCATCTGGTAATCTTGAATATGATACTGATGCTTACCTAACAAACGTCACTGATCTTTACCCAGATAACTTTGGAAAAGGTGCAGATGATGGTCGATATGTCGTTAACGATCAACTCTACATTACTGGTCGTACATCTGTACTTACTGGTTCAGGTCTAAACGTCACTGTTCGAGTAAACGCATCTATTGTTACCCTGGGTGCAAAAGACTTCATGGCAATTGCGATTCAATCAACAGCAGCAGATAACTGAGGTGGACTCAGTGTCTATCGATGAAGTTATCAGATTGCTAAAGGAAATAAAAGACCTGGGCGAGTCTGGTAAAGAAACAGTAAGTAAGGCTAAGTCTACTGTAAAGAAGGCTAAGTCTGTTGCTAAGAAAGTAAAACGGGCACCTTCCGCGTATAACAAGTACATGAAAAAGAAACTTGCACAACTTAAGAAGAAGCATCCTCGTAGTAATCACCAGGTACTCTTCAAAAGAGCCGCAAAGTCTTGGAACAGATCACCAGAAAGAAAGAGGTCGTTAAAGTGAAAGTATTGCAAAAAGAATTTGGATACGTACAAGTTAGTTTAGGTGGAGCACCTAATCAATATTCTATTGGTGCTTCTCAAACAGATTGGGAGCAACCAACTCCACCTCAAGGCTTAGTTGTTTCAAAGTCATATTTTGATTTGGCAGGTTTAACAATGCGTGAAAAGACATTGTTCTTTCGAACAGCATTAACTCAACAACTTGGTTTGCCTACAATAACTTCTGGAGCTGCAGGAGACTTCGTAAATATTTATGACGTTATGACCTCATCTCCTATGACAGAAGCCCAACTTCAACTATTCCCTGGTAATGCTAACTTCTCTGGATTAGGAATTACGGCTACCACTGGTTTGACTTTTGACCAAACAATCTTTGCTCGAGCCCGAACATTCTCACTAACTGTTGATTTGGCTGCTTCTGGATATATGCCTAAGATCAGTGATAATCAATTAGGATCATTAAGCCCAACAGCATCAGATAGAATTTATTGTTATCGAATTGTATTTGTCAACGCAGGAGGTACAAACAAAGATATTGTTATACCACCAGCAAGATATATTTTATCTGCAGATGCCATAGAAGAACAAGAGTTTGAATACCTCATGCGTCTAAAGAGATCATACGAACTTCAACAATCACACGATGAGGATTAACCATGGTCTTTCCTTGGATACTTGAACAGGGTGGCAAATATCGTGATAGAGTAGACAAGGTTAGAAAAGAGCGTGAAGATAGATTAGATGCACAACGCTCAAGGAATAGAAAAAAGATTAAAGAATTTGTTAAAGAAAACTCTGAAGATGTTTTAGACTTTTTATTAGATGAACCTTCTTTACCTTTTGCTGTTTTATCTCCAGTTATTCGACCTATTGTACTTGGTGCTCAAGCGGGAGCAGCGGTTGGAACATGGGCTGCTGAAAAAACCATAGAAGCAGGTGGTGTTGGTGCTCTTGATTTATTTACTCCAGAAATACGACGGTATGAAGATACCGCACTCGTAGGAATGGGAGGCATGATTATATGAGTACAGAAGAAGTAACTTCAATTGAAGAAAAGAAAACACCAACTACAAAATTTGCTGAGTGGCTAATGGCTCGAGCAGAAAAGAAAGAAGCAAAAGAAACATCCTTGGAATCATTGATGAAGTTCAACGTCTTTCTTTCAATTGCTACATTGGTCTCGGTTGCTGGGGCAACTGTGGCAGACTATGTTTTGATGGCTTGGCTTTGGATTTGAATAACCTGGTTATTCTTTATCACCACGTAGGATACAACATCCGTCGCATGTACATGTTTCATGATCGCAAGTACAATCCCCTGGATAATATCCAGCGCAAACTTTGCATGGTTTAGCATACTCAGTCATTCACTTCCCCCCAGTATCCACGCAATCTTTTCTAGCGCAGCTGCAATTCTTTCCATTACTTCTGGATCGTTCATTCAAACTCCTCCAGTGTTGTTTGATTCATAGCTTGTGCAATGATCGCTTCAACTTCGCCTTTGTAGTCTGGGTCTATTTGTGTCGCATAGTCAATCAATGCTGACGCCAAGTGTACACACGCTTTCCTGTAGCGCATGCGACGCATGGTTTCAGACGCAACGTCTTCACCATGTTGGTATTGACGTAGTCCAATGCGTACCCATTGGCTAAAGTTGTTCATCTTGTTTGCAATTTGTGCTGTCTCAACCGTGAGGGAGACTTCCTTTCTGACCTTCATTGTTCTAACCGATGCGTATTTCCTACATAAAACAACCCGTACGGACGGGTGAATCTTAATCAAAAACCTACGGTGTCGCTAAATAGGGGGTACTTTACCATAGGGGTGGTGGTCGGGGACGGGTGGTTTGACACCGGGGGCTCCGCTTCGCTTCGCGAGGATAGTGCAATATGCTTAAAGACCTATAATGATAGGTTTGGTTGGAGTGGGGAACTAGTCTGACGTTTAACTAGCAGAGAAAACCCCACTCCACCCCGTGATTATTATGGCTACAAAAAAGACAAGCATGTTTACCCTAACCGAAAGGCTCACAATTAGTGCAGCTACAACAGACACCTTTGCAACTATTGACCTTGGGTCATATGTTGACGTTGGAGATCGTCAAGCTCTTCAAATTCATAGTGTTGACT